CAAGATGTATATCAATGAGCTCATGGAAGGACGGTATCACGCTCGTCCTCGTGTAGCTGCATTCCCTAACGATAACTCTGAAGACCGATACACTGGCATGCTTGTAGTACGAGCAGAGTTAAAGTCTATGTGCTCACATCACCACCAGCCAGTGCGTGGCACTGCCTACATCGGAATCATTCCTGGTGTGCAAGTAATTGGTCTGTCTAAGTACGCACGTATTGCTCAGTGGTGTGCTCGTCGTGGTACTCTACAAGAAGAGCTTACTCGTAACATTGCTGAAGAGATCATGGCAGCAACAGGTAGTGAGGATGTAGGTGTATACATTCAAGGTACTCACGGTTGTATGGAGAACCGGGGCGTATGTGCTCATTCATCTCTAACTCAGACCTGTGTGCTACGTGGTCAGTTCTATAGTGCTTCTATTAAGCAGGAGTTCTATGACAACATTAAGTTGCAGCAAGGCGCAGTCGCCAATGCAGTTGGATGACATAAGGGATATCCTAGGCAAAGATACACTCCATAGGATATTCAACAACCGTCACTTAAACCAAAAGTTACTTGTCGATGTACCAGACGGTATCTATGATCATGTTTCAAAACAAGGTCTAGGCTGGCGTATGGTTTACATCGACAAGTTTATGACTCACATTATCTCCAGTAGTTGGATAGAAAAGGGTGGACCTTCTGGTCTACCTGATGTAATATCCAAAGCTCCTTTTGGAACTTATCCGGACATATCATGACTAGAGCGAAGAAGTATATTTGGGTTACCTATCAGAAAGAAGGTATCCATCGTTATCCCGATGCACCTAAAGGTGTAGAGTTTCTGAGAAACCCACATCGCCATATGTTTCACTTTAAGGTTCAAATTGAAGTGTTCCATGATGATAGGGACATCGAGTTTATTCTGTTTAAGAGAGAGCTGGAAGGACTGTACACTGATGGTATCCTACAGCTAGATTACAGATCATGTGAGATGATGGCAGATGACTTGGCTGATTATATTAAGGTCAACTACCCTGGCCGTCATTTAATTATTACAGTGAGTGAAGACGGAGAGAACGGAGCGACTTGTTATTATGATTGACTTTTGTCACATTGCACCAACGCCACACCTCGATCTAGTCAAAGATCGTAAGACCCATTTACTGCTTGCTCATCTTGTTGAAGATGATCCAGACTATGTTAAGTTCTACGTTGATCTGAAAAAGAACAACCGCGGCCTAACTTACATTTTGGATAACAGCGCATTCGAGATGTACAAGCAAGGACGTCAGATGTACCCATCTAACAAGCTGATTGAGATGGGTGAGAAGATTGATGCGGACTACATTGTAATGTCTGACTATCCTGGTGAATCAGGTCAGCGTACAATTAGCGCTGCATGCTTCATGGCACCTCAGTTACGAGAAGCTGGCTTTGGTACTTTCTTTGTACCACAGTCTGAGATTGGTAACATCCGAGACTATCTCGAGACCTGTTTATGGGCATCGAGGATCCATCATGTAGACTATATTGGTATTTCTATCCTTGGCGTACCTAATGCTTATGGAGTAGAGAGGGACAATAAGCTACAGCGATTTGTTAGTCGATGGAAAGTGCTGACTAAGCTAACACGTATGGGTTTCTTTGGTAATGTAGTAATGAACAAGAAGAAGATTCATATGCTTGGTATGGTTGATGGACCTAATGAGATCGATCTAGTCAAACACTTTCCTATTGATACTTGGGATAGTAGTGCTGCTGTATGGACTGGTCTTAACGGTATACGTTTTGATGGATCACCAACTGGTCTTATCGATGGAAAGTTTGAGAAAGAAGTTGACTTTAACTTCCATACCGATGATACTAGCCTGGTGAATACAGCACGTGACAACATGGATTATATTGATAGGCTTTGTTCTAATGAGTGAGAAATTTAGATTTGATGAAGATAAAATTCTAGCCGAGGCATTGACGTATCTTGAATCTACCTACGTAGGTCACTATGTTGGTGAGCTAGCAGGTAAAGAGCAGGATAACATTCAGACAATTGACGTATGGCAGACTCTTGGGTCTGTCGATACTACGTGTCGCGATACTGCTATCAAGTACTTAATGCGGTACGGTAAGAAGGAAGGGCACAATAGAAAGGACTTGCTGAAGGCAATCCACTATATTGTTTTATTATGGTATTTTACACAGGATACATTTGATGATGATTCACCTAGCATCACCAAACTCGAACTCATCTCTAAGTGAGTTTGATGACGATCAAGTACAACCGAATGCTATCGACCTACGGGTAGATAAGATATTCCGATCTTACAGTCAAGTGTTTTTGATTAGTGAGAAGGAAAAGCAGCATCGTGAATCGAAAGAGATTAAGCCTGTTGATGGATGGTGGCGTCTTGATCCAGGTAGCTACGAAATCATTATGCAGGGCATTGTGTCTATTGGTGAGGACGAAGCTGGTTGGGTAATTACAAGATCCAGTCTCAACCGTAATGGATGTTTCATTACATCTGGTCTGTACGATTCTGGGTATGAGGGTGTGATGGCTGGAGTCCTTCATGTCAATAATGGTCCTATCATGATCAAGCATGGTACTCGTGTAGGACAGTTTTTATTATTTAAAGCTGAAGCGCTAAACCAGTATGATGGTGATTACGGTGTCGGTAAGCAGCATGACCAAAAGTATGGAGAAAGTTAATGGAAGTTGAAGTTAGTATTGAAGAGCTGCGTAAGCGTAAGTTAATGGTATGCACACCGATGTATGGTGGTATGTGTGCTGGTACTTACACAAAGTCATCAACTGACCTTGCACAGGCAGCTGCAAAGTATGGAGTGGAGCTTGTCTTCTTCTATCTGTTTAACGAGTCACTGATTACTCGAGCACGTAACTATTGTGTTGATACATTCATGCGATCAGATTGTACTCACATGATCTTCTTGGATAGCGACATCGGATTTGATTTCAATGATGTACTTGCTATGCTTGCTCTTATGAGTGAAGATAGTGATTATGACATCATGTGTGCTCCTTATCCTAAGAAGACAATTGCTTGGGAGAAAATCAAGGATGCAGTTGATCGTGGATACGCTGACGACAACCCAAACGAGCTGGACAACTTTGTTGGAGACTTTGTATTCAACCCAGCCGCTGGTTCAGGTACATTTAAACTGACCGAACCTGTAGAAGTATTGGAAGGTGGTACTGGATTTATGATGATTCAGAAGAGAGCGTTCGAGAAGTTTGACGAAGCATATCCACAGCAGAAGTATCTTCCAGATCATGTTCGGACAAAGGACTTTGATGGTAGCCGTGAGATCATGGCTTACTTTGATACTGTCATCGACGAAGAGACCAAGCGTTATCTGTCAGAGGACTATATGTTCTGTCAGTGGGCACGTAAGGCTGGTATCAAGGTTTGGTTGTGTCCATGGATGAAAACTAACCACATGGGTTCATACTTCTTTGGTGGCTCATTAATACACCTTGCTCAGATTGGTGCATCGGCTACTGTCGATGTTGAAAAGGTCAAGAAGGTTAAGCGATGAAACTAACGCAACGTACTTTCCAAGTACTAAAGAACTTCTCTACTATCAACCCAACGTTGTGTGTATCGAAGGGCAATGTGATTCGTACTGTATCACAGAATAAGACTGTACTTGCTCAAGCTGCCGTCCAAGAAGAGTTTCCACGAGAGTTCGCTATATACGATCTCAGCGAGTTTCTTGGTGTAGTTAGTTTGTTTGATGAGCCAGACTTTGATTTTGATACATACTACGTTTCTATTAGTGATGATAATAAGGCAAGCAGCCAATACTTCTATGCTGACAAGTCGATGGTTACCATACCACCTGACAAAGCAGTTACGTTGCCAGACGAACCAATCAAGTTCGTCCTTGGTGACAAAGTACTAAAGCACTTGCTACAGGCAGCATCTGTAATGGGTCTGCCCGAGCTTATCATCCAAGGCGATGGTGATACAATTAAGGTACTTGCTACCAACACTAAGAACACTACAGCACATCAATTTTCTTATGAGGTTGGTAAGACCAGCGAGCAGTTCAAGGTTGTATTCAAAGTAGAGAACCTTAAGCTAATTGCTGGTGCATATGATGTCACTATCTCTACACAGAGACTGGCACAGTTTACATTAACAGACGGATCACTGACATACTGGATTGCTATGGAAGGTTCGTCGTACTTTGGAGGACAGTAAGGTTGGCTAAGAAGGTTGGGAGTAACATCCTGGGAGTAAGCATGAGTCGTGATGGTAACCATAAGCGTACCAGTATCGGCCGAGGTAAAGTTAAGATGAGTTCCATGAACAAGTCTGCTAAGAAAAGTTTCAAGAAGTATCGAGGACAAGGGTAATGATCGGAACGCAGCTACCAAATGTAACATTTAAGACGCGAGTACGAGACGAGTCTATTAGTGGAGATAATCCATACACGTGGAAAGATGTAACAACTGATGACCTGTTTGAAGGTAAAAGAGTTGTACTGTTTAGCCTACCTGGAGCCTTTACACCTACATGCTCTACTTACCAGCTACCTGACTTTGAGCATCTGTATGATGTGTTTGTTGATAAAGGTATTGACGAAATCTACTGCCTATCTGTAAATGATTCGTTTGTAATGAATAAGTGGGCTCAAGATCAGAACCTAAAAAATGTAAAAGTGATTCCAGATGGCAGTGGTCTTTTTACATTGGGTATGGGAATGTTGGTGTCTAAGGACAACCTTGGATTTGGCCAGCGCTCTTGGCGTTACGCTGCTGTTGTTAACGATTGTATAGTCGAGCAGTGGTTTGAGGAACCTGGTAAGGAAAATAACCATCCAGACGATCCATACTTTGTATCATCTCCTCAGAACGTGTTAGAGCATCTTTGATTTTTTTATTTTATTATGAGTGCATGTGATGTCAAAAGATTTCTTGTGGGTCGAGAAGTATCGACCTAAAACTATCAGTGATACAATTCTACCTGACGAGCTGAAGGAAACATTCCAACAGTTCGTTGATCAAGATAGCATTCCTAACCTTTTGTTATCTGGTGGTCCAGGTATTGGTAAGACTACTATTGCTCGTGCTATGTGCGAGCAACTTAACGTCGACTACATCGTGATCAATGGATCGATGAATGGTAACATTGATACTCTTCGCACAGAGATCAAAGACTTCGCATCGACTATCTCATTCACAGGTAACCGTAAGTATGTTATCCTCGATGAGGCTGACTATCTAAACCCACAGTCTACTCAACCTGCTCTTCGTAACTTCATGGAAGAGTATAGTAAGAACTGTGGGTTTATCCTTACTTGCAACTTTAAGAACCGTATCATTGATCCCCTGCACTCTCGTTGTAGTGTGATTGAGTTTAAGATAAACGGTAAAGACAAAGCCTCTATGGCTAGCCAGCTGTTTAAGCGTGTCAAAGCGATTCTAAGCGATGAAAACGTCTCTTATGATCAGAAGACCGTAGCTGAGCTTATCACCTTATACTTCCCGGATTTTAGGCGTGTAATCAACGAACTGCAACGGTACAGTGCTACTGGTAGCATTGATAGCGGTATCCTTGCCAACCACAGCAGTAATATTCAAGACCTGGTTAGTATCCTAAAGAGTAAGAAGTTTGTCGATATGCGTAAGTGGATTGCAGACCACAAGGATATGGATACTGCTCAGCTATATCGACAACTGTACGACAATGCTTCACAGTATGTCAAACCTCAAAGCATTCCACAGCTTGTAGTCACGCTTGCTGACTATCAATACAAAGCTGCGTTTGTAGCTGATCATGAGATTAATAACGTAGCCTGTATGACCGAGCTTATGATGGAAGTCGACTGGGCATGAATCCTTTTGACTACTTAAACGCTATCAACGATACAAAACAAAACGTAATCGAAGATAGTGATAACCCTGAACTAGCTGAGAAGCTATACCCACCCTATCTTGTCAACAGAGGACTGTCGTTCTTTATAGACACAGTGTATCTTGCTAACGAGATGAACCGTCACCACCACTTAGAAAATAAGATGCAATTTGACTTTCTTATAAATATCGTAAGAAAGAAAAAGCGTTTTAGCAAGTGGTTTAAAGCGCAACCTGATGAAGAAGTCGAAGCTGTCATGGATTATTATGGATACAGCCAGGACAAAGCACGTCAGGTTGTTGACCTACTTACCAAAGACCAAATAACTCAAATAATAGAGCGTCAGCGTAAGGGTGGATTGAATGACGGTATCAGTAGATCAGATGGTTGAAGTAAC